ATACCATTTATGATTTGAAAAACAAATATAGTTAGGTATACGCCTTCTAGGGCCGCAACCGCTTGTGGCACAAGGATTCGAGGAACTATGCGCTAAATAACTTGTAAACTCACGCTAGAGGATATGGTGAACCGTTTTACCCAGAGCATGAGCTACGGTAAAAACTTTAAGGTTACATTCCTTGACGTAAGCCAGTTTAACCGGGGCGAGGCTGGCGACCAGTATCTAAAGGCGTGTCAGTACGGTATGCCGATGGTCAGTTACTATCTGTCATCTCAGGGTTTAGGTCAGTCTGAAATGGACAGTATGAACTTTTTGGAGAACGATGTCTTAGGCATTAAGGATAAGTTCATACCGTTGCGAAGTTCCGCTACCCAAAGCGGCGATGGCGGCGCTCCGGCAAAAGATGTTAAAGACCTTAGTGACTCCGGCGAACAATCAAGGGAGGATGGAGATGATTGGTAAATTGATTTATGTATTCAATGAAAATGACAGGGATGCTCTTGTAGATCAGGGCTATCAGTTACTAAAAAGCAGCGATGTCAAGGCAGATAAAATATATGTTTTTGCGAACAACGAAGAGCTGAAATTCAATAACAACGAAGTTGAGTACGTCACGTCCGACGTGCTTACGTTTTAGGAAAGGCGGTGGTTTGTTTGCGGAACATGAGGCTGCACTTTTCTTCGTCTATAAGGGATATACAGGAAGTAAACGATTCGTTCGATAAAGGAATCCTGCGTATTTGTTATGGCGGGAGGAGCAGAAATAAAACGTCTATAGCAAAAGAAGTCATTGAGCAGGCCGCGCCTACTATGTTCAACTGCCCCGTGGTGTGTAACTACGATGTAGAGGCTAATGAAATCGGAGGGCATGATGTCAGCGTTATCAGGAATGAGAACGGCTTGCAGTTAGTGAACCTGACTGACGCTATCGGCGTAATACCGGGAGATGCCTCGTTCTGGTGGGAAGATGTGGAAGAGGACAGCGGGGTTTTCCGTGAGTATTTCACGACTGAGGTCATCTTATGGAAACGGTCGGCGGCGTATGCCAAGGTTAAGCTGGACGGCATTACGGATCAGTCGATGGAAATTAAAATAAAGCAAGGCCGTCTTGACGAAGATGGCTTTTTTGTTATCGAGAAATTTTCTTTTACGGCATTCTGTTTGCTTGGCAATGCCGAGCCTTGCTTTGAGTCAGCGTCTTTGCAGATGTACTCTGTTGACGGTTTAAGCGAACAGCTTGGGGCAATGGTTAAAGACTTCAAGGAAAGTTTCTCTGACGCGCAGTTTTCCCTGCGGGCTACGGAGCCCGTTTTTGATATGCAAAATGGTCTGGAAGGAGGAGAAGAAGCATTGGATTATTTGAAAGATGTTGCCACGGAAGGGGCTTTTGGGCTTGCATCGCAGGTTTGGGATAGCCTTCGGGAAGCGTTCGCGTCTCAAAAGACAAAGAATTACTGGGGCGACGAAATAGACCGCTATTTGATTCAAGACTACGACGAGGAAAAGTCGGAAGTCTATTGTTACGACGTTGAAGACTGGCGGCTTTATGGGTTTGCCTATTCGATGGACGGGGACAGCGCTGTGATTAGCTTTGACAGTAAAACCCGCAAGAAGTATGCAGTCGTGGATTATGAGGGCGGTGCTGATGCCAACGAACCCCCGTCTGTGTTTTCTGTGTACGTTACCGCTTTAAGCGAGAAGTACGAAGCGGAAAAATCGGGCTGGGAAGAGAAGTATCAGTCAGCGGCCAGCGAGAAGGAGACGGCGGCTGCCGAACTTGAAAGCCTGCGTAAGTTTAAGGCAGACATAGAACAACAGGAAGTCAGGGCGGAGCGTGATGGCGTTTTCGCTCAGTTCGATGACCTTGCCGGGGTTGCCGAGTTTGACGCGTTGCGCAATGACTGCGAAAAGTATTCAGCGGAAGATTTAACCGAAAAATGTTTCGCCATTCGGGGGAGAAATATGACGGCGAAGTTTTCGCTGCAAGAACAGAAACCGCCCAAATTAGCTGTGGAAAAAGATGATGCCGCAGGGAGCAACGAGCCTTACGGCGGCGTTTTTGCGAAGCACGGCATAGGGCGTAAGTCCTAGAAGATTACATTAGGAGGTAAATAATAATGGCTTATACCGTAATTAGAACAGATTTAATGTCCGGCACTCAGCAGCCCGCTGATTTAGTATCGCTCCGGTTTTATGGCACTGACGGGCTTCCGGCTGAAGTAGAGAACGGTACCATAGTTAAACTGGAAGGCTATGAGGATGGCGAACGCGAGGTTATGAAGGCGGTTGCGGCTTCTGCCAGCGACAGCTTAAACGACTGTGCGATCGTTGCCGGCGTGGAAGTTATGTACGACGAGCGCAAGCGCAACCTTGACGAGTTTATAAATGAAAAGGGTGTTATTACCCGTGGGTATATCCTCCGCAGCCGTAATATGTTTTCCGTTACCAAAGAGGGCTTTGTTAGCGGCACTGTTCCTGCGAAGGGCACAAATGTTGGCATAGGCGCGGGCGGCAAGATTAACTCAGCGGGAACCGGGCTTGGCACTTGCGAAGCGGTTGAGAACGCTGGCAGATATACATACTACGTCGTCAAAATCGGCAAGACCGAAGCCTAAGTATGGAGGGAATAATAATGTCTGAAATGAACAATATTGTCAAAGTTGCCGTTGACGCTTATCACGGCAGGGTGGAGCAGTATTCCGTCGGGCAGTCGATGGAGCTGTTGCAAAAGGCTCTGATTGAGGCTAACGGCGGGAGTACCACTTTTGATTACAGGAGCATCCGCGACGGGAAATGCGTCGGGCTATTTGCTCTTATCGAGGAAATTCTTAGCAGAACCGTTGTAGAAGGGTTGCAGGGCGACGAGTATTTCAATACGCTTGTTGACTTTAGAAACATTCCGCTTGGCAACAAGAACGTTTTCTTAGTTGAAGACAACGACCAGTTCATAGTCGCTGATGTCGCCGAGGGTACCGTTGGTGTCCGTAGGCAGAGACTCGGCGGGGTAAGCGAGATTTCGCTGCCGACCGTGCTGAAAATGGTCAAGATTTATGAGGAGCTGAACCGCGTTCTTTCCGGGCGCGTTGACTTCAACCACTTCATCAATAAGGTGTCCGATGCGTTTCGTACCCAGTTGCTCAACGACATCTATATGCTTTGGAGCACTGCCACTGCTGATGATTTCGGCGGGACTACGTTCTTCCCGGTGGCCGGTTCTTATAACGAGGACGAACTGCTTGACCTTATCGCTCACGTGGAAGCCGCTTCCAATGGCAGGACTGCCGTAATCGTAGGGACTAAGAAAGCCGTGCGCAGGCTTGCCCCGTCCATTCTGGCGCAGGGCGAAGATGCCAAGCGCGACCTGTACACAACCGGCATATTCGGCAATTTCTACGGGACTAAGGTAGCGGTCACGCCGCAGCGCCACAGGGTCGGGTCTACTGATTTCGTTTTATCGGACGATATTATACACGTCCTTGCCAGCGACGAGAAGCCGTTGAAATGCGTGTACGAAGGAAGCCCGCTCATCCTTATGGGCGACCCCATGAAGAACGGCGATCTTACGCAGGAGTTCCTGTATGCCGACAGGTACGGCATGGGTATTCTTCTGGCCGGTAAAAATTCGGGAATCGGTCGCTACGAGATGGCTTAGATATTATTTGCGTAAAGAGGGGTTTGTTCACCGCAAGCCCCTCTAATGAAATAGAAAGGAATATGCTATGGCAAGCAGAAAGCAAACTACCCAGCCGAAAGCTGGCGCGGCTTCTGCCGTAAAGGAAATCTCTTCTGTGCCGGACGTAATCAGCCCTGCTGTTGTTGAAGAGCCGGTAAGGGTTACGGAGGAAAAGAAAGAGGTTTTTACACCGAAGAAACTTGACCCGAGCCAGATGGTTACTGTACGTAGCGGTGTGCCGGGGCGGTTGGTTTATGTTAGTAAAAAGACCGGGGAGCCTTTTATTTGGGAGGGCTTCAATTCCGAACAGGATATAGAGCTATCCGAACTGAAAAACGCCAGAAGCTCTAATAAGAAGTTTTTCATCAACAACTGGTTTATGTTTGATGACCCGGAAGTTATAGATTACCTTGGCATGGGTCAATATTACAAAAACGCTTTAAGGATTGACGAGTTCGATGAATTGTTTAAGAACACCCCTGAAGATATTAAAGACAGGGTGGCGCTGTTATCGGACGGGCAGAAGAAGTCGGTCGCATACCGTGCAAAGCAACTGATATCTGACGGTGAGATTGATTCAAACAAAACTATTATAGCTCTTGAGGAATGCCTGGGCGTTAAACTCATAGAGCGTTAAAGGAGGCGTAAATGAGCGTTTCCTATGATGTTTTCACCGAGGCGTTCTTAGATAAGGTTGTTGATTACGGAATAGTGAACGGGTTATATGATAGCGAGGAGCTTATCTATAGATATATGAAACGGGCTATCTCGGAGTTCCGAAAGAGTTGCAGACATGATTTGTCTACTACCGCCGATGATGCAAGTAGAACTTTCAATGTCGATATCCCCGAAGCTGACCTTGTGGAAATCACTGATATTATTTCGGACGGCATGGTTGTCCACTGGTTAAAGCCTTATGTCTATAAACAGGAAAACTTAGAGAACGTCTTAAATACAAGAGACTTTACAACTTATTCGCCATCGGAACTTTTGTTCCGTATTTGCGGGGCGCATAAACAGGCGCAGTCCAGCTTCACAAACAAAGTAAGGGAGTATTCGTTTAATCATGGGGATTTGACGACTTTGCATTTGTGATGCTCCAGACTGCACGGGGTGTTACTATTAGCGAAAAGAACTTAGCTAACTATCTTTGCAATCTCGTTAATCTTATTTTTAAGATACTCCCCATACGCGAAAGCGAAGAGCCATCACTAAGGGTATATATGGAAAGCCTGCAAGTAGAAGTTTTAGGCTGCGAGTCATTAATCAGTGCAATAAACTCAGACCCTATGTTCGTATCGCTGGTGTCCATATTGCAGTACCTTATAGATCACCCTGATAGTGATGTGGCGGTTTTTAAGCGCGAGGTTTTTAAGGCTATTTCAATTTGTAACAAGTTGTCGGCTAGGTTTGCGGAGCCATCAGAAAGCGTGGTGTCGCCGTGAGTGTATTAGATTCATACAGGGATAGGCTAAATGCCCGAGGCGGGAGTGTGCGCACTGAGAGGTTAATCCGTGAACAGAATTATTTAGATAGGAAATTACCGTCTTCCCTTTCCTACCATACGGCAGTCGTAAATGGCACAGAGCAGCAACTAGCTATCCTTGACAGCGACTTGTTAGATGTAAAAACTGTATATTCGTTGCCCGGCGAGACCATTCAAGGAGGGTCTTTAGTGGAATGGGAAGAGAATATGTGGCTCGTGTTCTCGGAAGATGTGAACAGGGAAGTTTACACCAAAGCAAAAATGCAGCAATGCAATTATTTATTAAAATGGGTTGTTGAAGAAAATGATATTCCTATCATAATTGAGCGGTGGTGTTATGTATCAGATGGCACAAAATATCTAACAGGCGAAACGCCGAACTTACATACAAAGAACGCAATGACGTTAGGCGATACTCGTATCGCCCTAATGATTGCCAGAGATAGATACACCGTCTGCTTTAATAGAAAAAGCCGTTTTCTTATCGACGATTACGATTCCCCTACTGCTTTGGCATATGAACTGACAAAGCCGTTTAAGTTAGGAGGGGTGTTTAACAATCGCGGGGTTATGACATTTGTTCTAACCGAGGGAAACACAACGGACTACGATTACATCGAGCTTCGTGTTGCTGACTACTATAAATATTTTAATCCAGACGGTACGCCTATTGACAAGAGTTCTTCCGGCGTTCCCCCTGTTGGCGGAAAGAAGGTGTGGCTGTGAGCGAAGTTGATTTCAGCGGGCTTGATGAGCTGTTTGATTACAAGAATCAGCTAATGAGCGATTTGCTGACAAACGAAAAGATTTTGCTTTTGCTGGACGATGAGTATGCAAATGTAGTCACGCCCGAAGAATTAATGTACAAACAGGTTTTCCCGTTTGAGTATCTGCCTGAGACCATTGAACACGGGCAGACTTTTATTTGCAGCGAAGTTGATATAGAGCGCGTACCTAACAAGACATTCCTTATCCCCGCGTTATATATATGGGTTTTTACTCATAAGAGCAAGCTGCGTCTGCCGGACGGCGGCGGGGTAAGGACTGACAGGATTGTGTCGGAAGTTGTGAAAATCCTCAACGGCAGCCGCGTGTACGGGCTTGGCACATTGGAGTTTGAAAGGGCTAGGCGGTTCTTGCCTGTACCCGATTATCAAGGCAGGATGCTGACGTTCCTTACGAAAGACTATAACCGTTTGTCGCCGAACAGTTTCCCGGTACCTGCCAACAGGAAGCGGGGGCTGTAGTATGTCTGTAGTTAAATTGCTATACAGCGAACAATACCCTGTCAACGAGCATATCAGCATCAGGATTCCTACTGTTGGGGAGGTCATCGAACATGAGAACGAGTATTACGGCATGGTTTCCCTGATTGTGGCGATGCCTATAGATATGATGGCTCCGCTTGACGAGATGGGGATTGATTTCACCAAGATAACCGATTATGAGCTGTTCCTTATTACATTCAATATGATTAGAGGACAGGATACCTCTATGATTTTCGGAGACCTTGATTTATCCAAGTTTGCTCTGGAGAAAAACCAAGAGAACGGGATGGTTATTCTTCGGGATTCTGTCAATGGGATTGTCATAGACCGTGGCGTGTATGAGCGTATATGTGGGGCTGTCCGCAGAATCCATAACATAAAAATGGACAGGCGCAAACCCGCGAACGAAGCCGCAAAGAAATTTATGCTCGAACGGGCTAAAGCAAAAATAAAACGAAGTGCGTCTAAGGCAAATGACTCGCCTCTTGAAGACCAGATTATAGCTTTAGTGAACACAGAGCAGTTTGGCTACTCTTTCGAGGAAGTCAAGGCATTAACCATATATCAATTCAATGAGAGTGTCCGCCAGATTATCAAGAAGATTAACTACGCTAACAAAATGTACGGTGTTTACGCCGGGACGGTTAGCGCGAAAGACCTTAATCAGAAAGAACTGAACTGGATGGATCGCAGCTCTTTGTAGATATAACCACTGGCCGCCGAAAGGCGGCGTATTTATTTTAGGAGGGAAATTAGATGAGGATTGGAAATGTAACCATTACGAGCCTGGAAGATATGCTTTTCTTTGACCCCGTAACCAGCGATTACTGGTTCACTTTGGATGAGATGCACAACGGCACAATCGCTCAGTCGGAGGACAAGGTTGACATTACGGGCAAGCAGGGGCGTAAGCTCAACTCGTTAAAGAGAAACAAAGCCGTGACAGTGAGCGGGACTAACGGGCTAGTGTCAACCGGGCTTTTGGAAGCTCAGACTGGCGGGACTGCTGAGTCGAAAGCTACGCCGGGTATGTGGCATGATGATATATTCGTCAACAACGACACCGCTGCAACTAGCTTTGTGGCGGTAGGTTCGGCTGGCAATGAGATTGACACTGTTTATATCAAAAACAAAGATGGTACGCTTGGCAAAGAGCTTACTCAGGGCGCAGGCGTGGCAGCGGGCGTGTTTACTTATAATCCCGCGACAAAAGTATTGACCTTCGATGAGAACGAGATTGCAGACGGCACCGAGATTGTTGCCTACTACACCCGTAAAATCAGCGGCACGGTTCTTGAGAATTTCAGCGACAACTACTCAAAGAAAGCCAAAGTCTACATCAACGCTTTTGGCGAGGACAACTGCGCCAACATCTACCGTGTGCAGTTCTATCTTCCGCTGGTTGACTTTGACGGCAACTTTGAGCTTGCGATGGGTGAAACCCAGACCGTGCATAACTTCTCTATGGAGTCTCTTGCTGGGGGCTGCGGCGCAAGCGGTCTTTACTGGACTTACACTATCTTTGGTGCGGAAGCGGAAGACGCTGCGTAAGGAGGGTTCGGTATGGCGAAAGCTAAAAAGAACTGCCGGGTATGCGGGAAGCTGTACGATGCCTGTAAGACCGAGAGTAAGGACATTGGTGCTTTTGTCTGGCGTGAGGTGGCGTGTTCTATTGAGTGCGGCGGCATATACCTGAGTCGGATTCTGGAGTCGAGGACGGAAGAGGCTACTCCTCTGCCCTCCCCTATTGCTGACATCCCTGCGCCAGAAGCAAAGCCTAAACAGAAGCGCAGGCAGGCGAAACCGAAAGCTGTACCTGAAGAGGTTTTAGTACAAGATAATTTCAGTTCCCCGGAGCCTTTATCTGAGGTTGTGTCGGTCTGGCAGACTGGCGGTGAAACAACCGAAGCGGCTGGTGAGGAATAAAACCGCAGGGCTAGGGTGGCTATCAGAAGCTATCCTAGCCCTGTATAGCATTTTTGCACTATGTATCTGAGAGGAAATAAAGTGGAGGATAGAACAAAATTCAATATAGATAGGGACACGGAGAAGCGGTCGCATGATGGTATTGTTTTTGATAGCGTGATGGAGATGAATTATTATCGCGATATAGTTTTACCTCAAATGAGGAGCGGTAACATAAAACATTACGAACTTCAAAAAGAATACACGCTCCAGCCGAAGTTCATACACAACGGAGAAACAATCAGGCCAATAATGTACGTTGCGGATTTCTACATTGAGTATGCCGATGGGTCTGTAGAAGTAATAGACGTAAAGGGTTTTGCGGATTCACAAGCTAGGATGAAGCGGAAAATGTTCTGGTATGTATTCCCGGATATCCCCTACCGCTGGGTCTGCAACTCAAAACTAGATGGCGGCTGGTGTGACTACAATGAGGTTCAGCGTAACAGGAAAGAACGCAAAAGAGTCAAAAGAATAAAAGGAGATCAAAATGGCTAAGAAAGAAAATCCGAGGATTTCAATTAATGCATTGGAGCGCGTGGCAAAAGAGCAGAGCGATAATTTTAGAACTGAAACTTGGAACGGTTTAGAGGTTCGGATTCAATTTACCATTCCCTGTATGGAGATGCTTCAAATGGTCAGGGATGTTACCGTGGTATGCTTTACTGAAGACGGGACGTTTATTCCTGAGATAATGGACTTTGCAGTTAAGAGGGAGGTTGTAACCCGCTACGCAAACTTTACCATGCCGTCCAATCTTGAGAAGCAGTATTGGCTGATTTACAACACGGATGTATATGACTTTGTTGCGCAGCATATCGACCACGATCAGCTTTGCGAGATAGACAAAGCTATAAACAGGAAAATTAAATTCTTATGCGACAGTCAGGTTCTGGCTTTCCGCGCAAAGATTGACGAGCTTGCAGGAGCATGGAGAAAAGCGCAGGAGGACACGACAGATATCCTTGATAGCATTTCTCAGGAGGACATCCAGAGCGTACTTGCAGCCGTATCGAATAATGCAATTAGCGAGGAGAGGGTTGTTAATGCTTATATGGATAGGCTGAAACAGGATGCCGTAACAGAAGGCGGGGTATCTGAATGACCCCGTTAAAGGCTATACGCGCTAAGTGTTTGGATTGCATGGGAGGCCAGGTTAAAGAAGTCAGGCTATGCCCTATACCCGAATGTCCTTTATATTTATTCCGGCTTGGGAAGAACCCAAATATTAAAAGAGATTACACGGAAGCAGAGCGCATGGCTATTCGTAGCAGATTGTCAAAAATAACCCCTGAGATAATGGAAGATAATGGCGTAGATTGACTTAGGGGTGCTGGGATATAGGCAGGTCGCCGTGTTTGTTTTTGCTTATTTCTCAGGGAGGATTTTATGATATCGGCGAACAGTTTAATGAAAAAATTAAACACATATGCCGCTACGCCGAAAGGTAAAAAAGCAATTAAAGACGTTGTAGACGGCAGCAAAAAATCAGGTAAGCGGCTGGCAAGCGGGGATAAAATTATTAGCGAGGCGGATATGGATGCAGCCGCAGACAGGCTTATTGAGATAATTAAAAGCCTCTTGCCCGATTCGATAAAGACCGTCGGGGATTCTTTAGGGAGGTCTCTCCCCGAGGAACAGGCGACAGGCGAGACTGAGGTAAAGATTTACTTTAACGAAGCGGAGCTGCGCAGGGAGTCGTTAAGAAGCGACTTGTTCCCGGACGGCATAGACAATATTGTGGCACTATTAAACAATGGGTATAATGCGCGGAACTATGTCTACGGTGAGTGGAAAGGTCACAATGTCTGGGTTAGAAGCCGCAAAGACCGTGAACCATTGCTGTTCATGCAAAAAGCGGTAGATGAATTTAACGCTAGGTACGGCGAACGGTATAATGTGACGGCAATACTTGACAGCGCATACGGCGGCGAAAATAAATAAGTTGATATATGGTTAGGCATGGCTTTGGCTATGCCTTTTTTTTGAAAGGCAGGTGGTGGAGATTGCGAAGAGGTGACGTTGAGCTATTATTCGGCGTATTAGGCGGCGGCAAAATAAGCGGCGAGTCCGGCAGTTTAATACGTCAGCAACTAAGCGAAATTGTTGCGGAGTTAAACGGCAGAAAATCAAAAGAGCGTCAGGTAGCATTGCATCTTAATATTGCAGAGACGCGAAAAAATTTCCAAGATGGTATCGAGGAAGTTGAAAAGGGTAATAAAAACAAGCCAATTATACTAAGGATAAGTAGCATTAATGCTTCCGCTGCTATTAAAAAAGTAAAAGACGAACTCGAACTCGCTTTAGGAAAGCTTGACATGCAGACTAGTAGTGGGATAACCATTCCTGTGTCAATGAAGGGGTCGGAGTCATCGGTTAAAGAAGTCAGTGAAGCCGCTAAACAGGCCGCTGCTGCGGTTTCTGAAATGGAAGCTAAACTAAAAGAGGCTATTTCTTCTGTTAAGTCGCTTGGTTCCGAGTATAAGAAAACTCAAAAAGAGCTTCAGAATATCAGCATTTCTGATAACCCGGAAGACGCTCAGTCAATTGAGGCTGCTAAGAAAAGCATTGAGGAGCTACGAGAAGCATACGTTCGTTTGGATGTCACGGTGAATGAGGCTAAGAGAGCTAAAAAGGATAATCTTAGCGACGAACAGATACGGAAAATCCATGCGGAGCAAGAGGCGTTAAGAAGGTTAATTCAGACGAAACGGGAACAGCATGAGTTAAGTAAGAAAAAGCCCGTGCTGACTGTAGAAGAAGAAAGAGCTAAGGCGCTTAACCAAGTAATTGCGCTATATAAGCAAATTGATACTTACCTAAACAGTAACACTCGGGCTCATAAGACAAGCGAGTTTATTAAGCTAGACGGCATAAGAACTCAACTTAAAAGCGTAATAGATGGCGTAGATGATATTAGCAGCAAAAAAGTTACAGACCTAAAACAAAAATTTATTGATTTATCCGCAGGTATACGGACAGCAGGCATGGAAGGTAAAACGTTCGGTAATGTTTTAGAGACAGTAACCAAAAGGTATTCAGGATATTTCCTTGTTGCCAGAGGTTTTGCCGCTGTAGTACGGCAATTCCGTCAGATGGTAACTAATGTCATCGAAGTGGATACCGCGATGACTGAGCTTCGGAAAGTCACGGATGAAACGTCTGCAACATATATGGAGTTTCTTGACAATGCTACAGTGCGAGCCAAAACGCTAGGCGCGACGTTAACTGATACGATTATGTCCAGCGCAAACTTCGCTCGTATGGGTTTCGGAATCGTAGATTCGGAAATGCTCGGCGACGCTGCGCTTCTTTTGAAGAACGTAGGTGTCGGTATAAATGATATAGATGAAGCGTCGGCTTATATAATCAGTAGCATGAAAGCGTTTGGTATCGAGGCTGATAGTGTCATGCGCATTGTGGATTCGTTAAATGAAGCGGGTAGATTAATTGCCCGAGCTGCATAGTAACATGTGGCTAAGAAGATAACTATATGCATCAAAGGGTGGGGACACCAGAGATGCAGGAAAGATTCGATATTTGAGTAATATCCTAATATGGCAGTTAGGATGATATAAATAAAAGATTTAACAGGACAGCGGTTTGGCAGTTTAGTAGTTAGAAGAAAAACAGAGAACCCAAACAACAAGAAGAAGTGTATTTATTGGCTATGTGATTGTGATTGCGGTGGATCATCTATTGTTACAACCAATGCGCTAACTAGCTTTAAAACACAACAATGTTGGGTTTGTGCGCACTTCCGTTCTAATAGCGGTAAAAGGGTATCTATTGTTGGTAATATATATGGAAAATTAACTGTTATTGAGATGATTTATGGTAATCGTTCCAAGTCCGGGAGATGCAGAACAAAGTGCAAATGTTTGTGTGAGTGCGGGAGCGTCGTCTATCGAAATAAAGATAGTTTACTTAATTCAGAGATGCCTTCGTGCGGATGCGCGATGAAAGAGGTTGTAAAAAAGTCTTGCGGCACGGATGTTGACGGCCTTCGCTTTGGTAAATTAGTTGTTCTTGAAACCCTATGGGATGAGTCGCCAGTAAAATTAAGATGCCTATGTGATTGCGGGTCGGAATATATTGGCGTTAAAACACAGATTACATATGGGAGAACTCAATCATGTGGGTGTTTCCAAAAAGAAAGAGCTTCGGAGGCAAATGAAAAGATTTGGACTGGGGTCATTTCGCCTTACGGAGTGAAATTTCTATTTAAACACAGCAGAAATAAATTAGGACAGTGGTTATGGGTTTGCGAGTGTGGCTTGTGCGGCAAGACTTTCATTGCGCTTCCGGCTAAGATAAATAATGGACACATTACTTCATGTGGGTGTAGAGCCAGATCGTTAAAAGAACAGCTTATTTCTGAGTATTTATGTACGTTAAGAGTATCTTTTATAGAGCAATTTTCATTTAACGATTGTAAGCATAAACAAAAGTTAAAATATGATTTCTGTGTACTCATAAACGATACTGTTAAATGCTTAATCGAATACGACGGCAAGCAGCATTTTGAGCCAAATGATTATTTCGGCGGGGAGCGCAGCTATACTAAAACTATATTAAGAGACGAGATTAAAAATACATACTGTAAAGAGCATAATTTACCTCTGTTAAGGTTGCCATATTACTTGGCAGATGAAGAAATCAAATATCAAATATCGAAAATCCTCAACGACTGCGGGGTACTTATGGTGACATAAGTGCTGAAGTTATCCGCCCTACTCATTTTTGACAAGAGGGCGTAATACACAGTCTGAACGGCGAAAGCCCTTTTACATAGTAAACTATGTAATCGTCACGACATAATCCAGTCTGGTTATTCAGATTAAGAAACGTGAGAATAGAGATTAACGTCTCTATCGCCATATTAGATATGGTCAGTACCCTATATAGGGGAAAGTAACAGATTGAACCGTTTTGCCATTACTCAAAGAGGCCTAGGTGAGGGGTTAACCCGATCCGCTTCCGCCTTGGCTGCGGCGAACAATACTTTAGACGAATCCATTGGGTTAATAATAGCAGCAAACAATGTGGTAGATTTGTGCCACGCCGCGTAGTAATACGCGGGCAAATTAACAACTATATAAGTCAAAGGATGGGGACATCAGAGACTTAGGAAAGACTTTATACAAGATTAATATATTAGTAAATGAGGCTATAATTAAATTGACAACAACGCAATGCGAACACTGTGGCGTTGGTTATAATGTGCCTAATAGTCAAGCAAAGAGAACTAGGTTTTGCTCTGAAAAATGTATGAGAGCTTCCCGAAAAACGGGGGTGTATGTAAGATGCGTATTCTGCGGGAAAGAGTTTTATGCGCCTAAAAATAAAATAACGAAGTGGGAGCAGCAAGATAATAAAACTATCGTATGTAGCAAACAGTGCAGCAAAGAGCTTAGAAAGCCTAAAATTAATGACTTAAAATTGATGTTTGAATGTAAAGGGTATATATTACTATCAGAGGAATACTTAGGGGTAAAATCTAAGCTGTTGTATATATGCAAAAAACATCAAGATTTTGGTGCTCAGGGAATAACTTACGGAAACTTCTTAACCGGATATGGATGTAGGTATTGCGGCTTTGAGAAAACGGCGGCTAAAAAGAGAGTAGATATTGATAAAGTTATTAAGGTTTTTAACACTAAAGGATTTGATTTATTAGAAGCCGACTATAAAAATGCTCATCAGCCATTAAAATATATTTGCAGGAAGCATCCGGATTACGGAATACAAAAGATGTCGTATGCAAATGCCCTTAGTAATGGGTGCCCTATATGTGCTAAGTCGATAAACAAAAGCAAGGGTGAAATACTTGTGAGCGACTGGCTAATAACTAATAATATCTCATTCTCTCGCCAACACACGTTTGACGGTTTACTTGGGCTTGGAGGCAGGCTATTATCATACGATTTTTATGTTCCTTCTCATCGTACATTAATTGAATTTCAAGGAGCTTATCACGATGGCACTGCGAATAACCAAACGGATGCAGAATATAGAAAGCAAAAAATTCACGATATACGAAAGTCTAATTACGCAAAACAGAATAATTTAAGGTTAATAGAAATTTGGTATTATGACAAAGACAGAGTACCTGAAATACTTAGTGGATTCTTCTAAACTCATAATTCATTAAAATCTTGTATAATTTATCCCCAGAGACTGCGGTGGCGGAGCGGTAACGTGTCCGCCGAAGTTGTACGCCCTACTCTTATTTTTAAGACAAGAGGGTGAAAATATACAGTCCGAACGGTGAAAGCCCTTTTGCATAAAACTATGCAATCGTCACGCTATAATCCGATCTGGTTATCCAGATTAAGAAACGTGAGACATTGGCCGAAAGACCAGTGCGCCGCTATATTTTAGCGGTCAGTAGCCTTTACTGGAGGCGAAAGTAACAGATGACAGAATCCAGAAATCGTAGGAACCGCACTTAGAACGCTTTCCATGCGTCTTCGCAATACTGCGGGACAGCTTGAAGAACTCGGGGAGGATGCCGATGGCGCGGCTGAGTCCATTACCAAACTACAAACACAACTCCTTAATTTGACACAAGGACGCGTCGATATAATGCTCGACCCTTCTACATTTAAAAGCACTTATAATATTCTCTTAGAGATATCAGAGGTTTGGGGCGATCTTTCGGATACTACTCGCGCCGAAGTCACTAGGCTTGTCGCTGGAGTGAGGCAAGGTAATGTCTTTACCGCGCTTATGACAAACATGGATGATGCTGTAAAAGCTACAGCAATATCTATGGACTCATTTGGTTCGGCGGTCAAGGAAAACGAAAGATTTCTTGATAGTATAGAGGGTCGCATAGCTCAGTTTACAGCCGCTTTTCAAGATTTATCAATTGCATTAATTGACACAGGGCTTGTTAAAGAAATCGTTAATATGGGCACTGGGTTAGTCGGCCTTATCAAGAGTTTTACTCCAATCATTGAATTTCTTGCAAGGCCTGCTTTCGCAATTATACTAACTCAGACCGTAGGTATGCTAGGCAGATGGCTAGTCACATCTATTCCCAACTTGTTTTCAAATGTAACTAACTTGGCCGTTGCTTTTAAAGGCGTGGGAAATTCTGCGCAGGGTGTAGAAGGCAGAATTAGAGGGATAAAAACAGAGGTAAACGATACCATTCACTCTGTAAATAGGTTAAATAACGCTCTTAGTAATACACAAAATGCAGTTCGTGGGGCAACCTCAGCAGCCCCTACATCGGAACAACCCGGTGTAGACGTATCCGGAGCAGGCACTAGCAATATTCCTGTATCAAATCCTGAAGCAATTGCCCACACACAAAGAGGCCGGCAAATCGGCATGGCTATAGGCATGGCTGCTGTAACCACAATGCACTCTGTTTTTCTAAGCTACGCATCATCAAAAGCCGCCTCTGATTTTAGTCAGCATATGGGCAACACTTTTAGTAACGCTATTAGCGGTGCTATTTCTGGCGGTATGGCTGGTTATCAAATTGGCGGAGCAAAAGGTGCTGCAATCGGGGCATTAGTTGGCGGGTTTACAAGCGTGGTTTCGTCTATTATTGGATGGAACTCTGGTGAGTCAGAGCGAACAGCTAAGGCTTTGGAAGAAGCTGCTGATGCTGCATCAAAAGCTATAGAAGCATATGAAAACTTTATAGATAAGAGTAAAACAAATATTTCTACACTTAGTTCTTTGCAAAAAGAATTTGACAGACTATCTCAGGGCGTAGACTCATATGGCGCAAATCTCTCGCTTACTTCTCAAGAGTATGATAGATATAAAGATATCGTAAAGACCGTTGTGGGGATTTCGCCGGAATTAATTGCTGGTTATGACGCAGAAGGTAATGCTATAGCCAATAAAAACAGCTTGCTCGAACGATCCATAGAGTTGATTGAGCACGAACAAAAATTAAAACTGCAAGAACATCTGTCTAATGATTCGTTCGATCAGCAAGCATCTATACAACTGCAAAAGCTAAGCGAATTAAATAACGCGATAAAAGAAGCTACTACAGTTACGTCTTCTCAATTTAGCTCCGCAATAGAAAGAGACCATATAAATTTCATGTTAGGGTTAATGAGAGATGGTGCATGGGCAGACGAACTTCAAAATGTTTCAGATTATGTTGTAAATGCCTATTTAAAGATGAGTGGAATCCCTACCTTTCCAGAGGAATATATAAGTAATATAACTGATGCAGTTAATAATGCAGTAGATAGCTACCAAAGATTAATTACAAAAAATGATGAGATACAAAGAGATATAAACTCCACATTACAGCTTGTGCCTCAAGTAGTTGAGGGATATGCTGAAATGTCTGGCGCTCAAAAGAATTTTATTACAAATTATATAAACACAAATAGAAATACCGGAGAGTCGGAGGAGGAAATTGCGGCTCAAAGTCAAGCAGCGCGTGATTCTATAATCGAACTCACTAAGGCTATGGCTGCTCTTCCCATTGAAACCCAAAATTTATTTGAGGAAATGTTATCGCCTGATAAGATTAATCTGACTGCTAAGGTTTGGCAAGAGCAAATCAATACATCGTTTAATGAAATAATTAAGCAATTAAACGATGCTCTTGAAACCCCGTTATCAGATGAGCAAATATTAATGCTAAAACTGTCTTTAAATATGGTAGTTGTGGATGATAACGGGAATCAAGTAGATTCTGCTGAGGCAATAGCATCTATAATTGCTGAAAAATTCCATAAGTCAATGTCGTCCGGAATGACGCAGGCATTGAGTTCAGAAGGCTTATATCTTGCGGAAATGCTTTCTAATAAATTCAACTTAAGCGATTTGAATTTCTTTAACCTGAACTCAAGTGATTTTGATTTTAGTCGAATAGATTTTTCTAATATGGAGAAATATATCACTACGCAAAGAGAATTGATATCAAATAATGAGCGTATGGCAAAATTGGCTTCTATTGAAAAAAAAGTAGCTAATGAAACATCTCTATTAACGAAAGCGATGCATGAGCAAGCAAGCACCGGAAGGCTTTCCGCTGATACAATCAATCAGCTCCAAAACAGCTTTGAAAAGTATAGTGATATCATAAATGTTACCACTAACGGAGTAGAGCTTAACACCGACAAAACAAAGGAATACTGGAATGAGCTGATTAAAGCAAATATAGAAACAGCCGCCGCAGCAGGACTTTCTTTGAATTTCGTTGCTGAGCTCGGCTCTTTACTCTTTGCATTGGATGAAGTGACAAAGAGTCTTTCTGACTGGGGCAAGGAAGTCATAGATGCAGTTAGTAAATCTGCATCTTTAAGCGTGGCTTTTGATTCCTTGAAGGAGTCCGGTAAGATAGACCCTGATTCACTCAAAGCTATTACTGATATATTGCCTGAAGCAGTAGCATTAGCAGCCGACTTCGATGAAATGTTGAACTTTATTGCCGGGAGTATAACCGACATAGACGAAGAAGGTGTACGGGCTCTCGGTAATATAACTTGGCAGACCGAAGCTGCCGTTAATTCAATCATTAACCAAAACGAAAGTTTAGTCGAAGCTCTTAAGCGTTTTTATCGGGAAGACCTCAGAAACTTTAAGATAATGTCGGATGGGAAGCTAAAAGCAGACGAGGCTACTATTAAGGACTTGTATCGTATATGGGGGGAATACTCCCATATGAACCTTTTGGCAGCTACGGCTCAGCTTGCAGCATTAAAAAGTCCCGAGAATTTAGACGCTATCGGTTTAGGTATGAGCGTTGACCGCGAGAGGGAAATCCGTAACGTTGAACTGTACATTGAGATGTTACAGGCTCAGGCAGATAGGTTTAACTCTATTGTTGTAGATAAGAAGACAGGCGGTAGTGGCGGCGGCGGTAGTAGTAGCAACGCATCAGACTGGCTTGCTGAAATAAATGAGCTATATAAGGCCGAAGAACGCTTGCGCAGGGCACAGGAAGATCGTACCAGAGCCGAAGTAGGTAGGGACAATTCTCAATACTATGACGAGCAGATTAAATTTTCCAAACTTGCCGTTAGTTTTATGGAGGAAGAGCAGGCTGCGCTTAAAGCCCTTGCTGATCTTCGTCGTAGTATTGTCGGGAGGGATACCACAAGGCTTCGTAGCCTTGGGTTTAATATTGATTACAACGCAAACACCGACCGTTTCCTGATACATAATTGGGAGCGTGTAAATGAACTTGCGCCTGACGTTCGCAGAGAGATTGATGATTTAATTAAGTCTACTATCTCAATGAATGAGGCTGCCGCCGAAGCATCTACCTCGCTCATGCAGCTCCATAAAACCATGGAGGATGGACGTTTTAATATCTACCGCCAATGGCTAGACAAGGCTACAGCAGACATTGATATTTTATCAATCACAGACGCTGATAGGCGGATTGTTATTAGTTCGTGGCAAGTGGTGATTGCCGGGATACAAGCAGAAATAGCGAGATTACCGGACAAACTATCAGATACTTACAGGCTGCTCGAAAAGGATTTAAGTGACGCGAAAAATAATATGAAACGCGCATTTGATGAGATTGTCGATAACGCAATGAGCAAGCTGAACGACATAACCGGCGTGTACACCTCGCTAAAAGCTGCTGCGGTTGAGTATGCCGAAAGCGGCTTTATTACCGTTGATACGTTTCAGAAGATTTTATCGCATGGCACTGAATATCTGGCTTTATTATATGATGAAGCAGGGCAGCTAACAATTAACCGCGAACGCATAGAGGACATTATCGCTGCCCGCGTAAATCAGCTTGCTTTGGAGGCAGCTTTAAACCATATAGAAGCTGCCAGGATCGCTCATATGAGCGGAGAGGCAGAGGAACTGCAAAGGCTTCTGTTTGCCACTAATGACGCTACTGATGCCACATGGGGTTTAGCCTATGCCAAAATGAAGCTCATAGGGCTTGGCGGCGAAAACGAAGAAGCCCTAATGCGGCAGATAAACGCATTTCGAAGCCTAGCCGATATCGCTGTTCATAGCATAGGCAAAAACACTGGCTCGATTTCTGACGGACTTAAGTCTGACAGGGACGCATTAGACCAGTTAATCAAGTATGTAATGGATATGATCCGGCAAGAGACGCGGACTCAGGTTGAGGGAATCCGGGAGCAGGTCACAGCCTTTAACGATTTGATTGCGGTGCGTAAAGAGAATCTGAGGGAAATGCAGCGCACCCGCGATTTTGAAAAATCAATGGCGAAGCAAGCTAACGATTTAGTCAAGCTGCAAACCGAACTGGCTTTGTTAGAGAGAGATAATAGTAACGACCCAGCCATAGTAGCCAAGAGGAGGCAGTTATCAGAGCAGATTGCGGAGCTTCAGGGCAAAGTCGATGAGGACATTCATAACAAGTACATACAGGAGATGGAAACCGCATACGACCACGATGCGAAGCTATTTGCACAGGCAGCCGATGAGAAGATAAAGATTCTTGAAGATAGCATTTCCAGTCATCAGAAGTTATGGGATTTGGCCATAGATAGAATTAACACTGGTTGGGATACATTATACCGTGACTTATATGACTGGAACTACCAGTACGGAAATTCATTGACCAAAGACTTGGCCGATGCGTGGAGTCTTGCTTCCGCTGCTATCCTTAAATACGGGTCATATCTTGAAGCATTGCTCCGCACACAAGAGCAGCTTAACGCACTTACCGCCGGTAATAGTACGGATGGCATTGGCTCCCCTAACGTAGTTGCCCCAACCGGGAATTACGACACAACGCCAAACGACTCGGCAAACCTACAAGCTAATAAAGCCATAGCCGAACAGTTAAGACAAAAAATGATGGCTAACTCCGCAGCTTGGTACTCCGCAGACGCAAAGCAGCAGGAAGCCCTGCATGAGGAGAACAGGGAGTTAGCACGGCAAATAGAAAAGCTGCTTGGGCTTAGTATTGTTTATAGGGCTACCGGATGGCATATAGGTAGCTCGTCCGGCCCCCCGCTGTACTCATATAAATTCCATAGCGGGGGCATAGTCGGGGATGGCGGTGTTCTATCAAACACAAAGCAAAAAGACAACGAAGTTCTGGCATTGCTAGAAAAGGGCGAAGCTGTTCTGACCGACGCTCAAAAGAATACAATGTATAAGATGATTGATTTAAGCACTTATATGATGGAAAGGTTTGGCAGGGTCATAGAAGATTTTTCCCCGTTAATGACGGGAGGCATCAATACAATCAACGCAGTCAGGAAAGCGGACACTGATAAGATTATGGAAAGCGTGACAGCGGGGGCACATGGCTCTGCTGTTAGTATAGACAGGCTAGAAGTCCCGGTTAGCATAATGGTAGTTGAGCGGCTTGACGAGGGGGATATACGGAAATTTAGCAAAGCGATATCGGGGATAGCCACAGATGCAATGCGCGAAGAATTTCGCGGCATAGGCATATTAAACAAGGGGTCTCTTACCCCTAGAATATAAGTTAGGTTTTGTTGGGATTTGCAGCGTTGTGGGGAGTTCGGGGTTAAACCTAAACTCCCCAATTGCATAGAAAGAAAGGGAGTTTGGAATGGCGCAGTTTGAGGCTATGTCTTTTAATTTTGCTGGAGAAAGCAGCATCAGCTACGGCTTATATATCGTGGAGTTTAACCAAGCAAAAGGGGTTACTAAAGAGAACGCAGGCAACGGCATAAAAATTATATCTGACTCAATTCCTCGTCGCCCGGAGCAGTTTATATACGGAGTCCAGCAAGACGCTATTCAGCAAATTACCATAACCGTAGGCAGTGACACGCAAAAAAGCCGCGCTGAGATAGATAAAATTCTCGCTTGGTTACTTAGGGGTGAAGCGCATCAGCTATCGGTTTGGCAGTGGGATGCTGAGTGGTATCAGTATACCGGGATTTTTACAAGCGTACAGACAGTTGCCGTAGATAACAAGCTCTTTGGTTTGCAGTTAACATTCACGTGCGACTCCCCGTATGCTCACACATTAATGAGAAAAACTGAGATTCGCATCAATGCGCCTATGCGCTATATGTTTGTCAATGACTCTGGCGATAGCATAAGTTATTTACGCCCGTTTTTTAGATATGTTCCTTTGAAAACAACTCAAAGCCTGTCAATTATAAATGACAACGACGGAGGCAGAGAGTTTAGGCTAAACCTTGTCCCGGCAAGCAACGGCGACGAAGCGATAACGGTCGATAATGACTTGCAACTTATTGAATCCAGCGCAGGCAACGATTTCAGTAGGATTAGGTTTTCCGGCTTCAACTATAACTGGTTCAGGGCGGTAAGGGGCGCAAACAATTTATATATTAACGGCGCGGGGACACTGGAGCTGCATTATAAATTTGCAAGGAGGATTGGTGCTTAATGCTTGATTTTTCAAAACTGCAATATGATGGCTTCGGGCGCGTGGAAATCCCGACTATTATTCTCTGCACCCCGTCAAAAGCCCCGCTGGGGGCTTTGGGAATGTACTCCTCAGCCCCTAAGTTTCACATCTCTTTAAACAATATTTCCACCGTGGAGTTTGAGATACCGTCTCATATTTGCAGGGGTGACGGAGACTGTTTTCAAAACCCGCACTTTGACGATGTTTTAGGCAGAATGCTTTTGCGCATTGACCCATTTGGGTATTTTCGCATTGAAAACCCGGGGATTAGCAACGACGGCATAATAAGAAAAAAGGCTATCAAGGCTTCTTCTCTGGAATGCGAGCTTAATGACGAAAGCATCTCCGGTTGGTCTGGTACGTTCCCTTTGTTTGACTTGACGGGACAGACCGAATCTGTCCTCGGCATGGTGACTGCGCTAAAGCCAAACTGGTCTATTGGGTATATCGACCCCGAGGTTATGAATCGCTGGCGAACATTTGATGTAAACCAGCAAACTTTATATGGGTTCCTCAAAGAGATGGAAAGTTTATATCAAGTGGTTTTTATTTTCGATTCTTATGAGCGAAAAATTAGTTGTTACAAGATTGAAAGCGTTGCGCTTGATAGCCCCCTTTTTTTGTCTCATGACAATCTTATCAAAAACACAAAGGTTGAGTTTTTAGACACAGAGGTTGTAACAAAGCTGTCCGTTTACGGCGGTGGGGAT